GCTCAGAAGCCAGCATCTAAGCCAAGTGAATCTTCAAAGACTGAAACACCTACAGCAAAGCCAAAGCAGAAGGTATGGGTAGATGACTATAAAACAGTACACCACGAAGGTCATTGGGAAGTAGTAGGTACAAAGGAAGAGCCAGTATATGAGACGAGATGGGTAAATGTTTGCAATGACTGTGGTCAACAGTTAGTAGATGATAACCAGATGGATGAGCATCTTCTTTGGGAAGCCCGAGAAAATGGTGGCACAGGCTCATATCACGCTGAAGAGCAGCAGGTTCAGGTGGGCACAAAGACTGTAGATGTAAAAAAGTGGGTAGAACCTTATGATGAAAAGGTTGAATCAGGTCACTACGAGTACAGATAATTAAATTCGACAGCAAGTATAAAATCGATATAAATCCTTAAAATAATTAGGGAAGAGAGGGTTCATAAAGAACCCTCTTTTTCTATGCTAAAAATAAATATTATACTAAAGAAAGTATTTAACTTAGTTATGATATATGTTATAATATAAACATATTAAAGAAGGTATTTATATGAAAAGATACAGCCCCCGAAGAGGATAGTTATGGTATGGGAATGCTTTGTAATCAACAAAATAAAAAAAGAGGTTAAGCATTAGAAAAAATTGCTTAACCTCTTTGTTGTTTTAATAATAAAAAATCTTTTGTGTTACGATGTAATAAATTTTAAAAATATATTATCTTGTTTCCTTGAAAATCGGCAGGCAAACTAAAATGACAGTAAGTTTGACAGTAAGTTTGACTGCATTTTATCTTGTTTTAACTTAATTCAAAATTACTCAACTGAATTTTTGAAATCTCAAAAACCCAGTGTTTAAGCCACTTTTAAGGCATTTTAAGTAATTTTGGCAAAAAATAAAAGGCGGTTAAAAAACCACCTTTTTTGGTCGAGGTGACAGGACTTGAACCTGCGGCATCTTGGTCCCAAACCACTTAATAAATGTGTGAAAAGCTTAGTGTTTATCGGACTTTTCAAGTTCAGTTGCCTAACATTTGCCTTGCATTTATTTTTTAGCTTATTTTACGATTGAGAAAATCATCAAGTTTTTTCGCAGGTGCTTCAGTATCATCTTGCATTAAATGCGTGTAAATGTTCAAGGTGGTTTCGGGTTTGGTATGCCCTAACTGGTGTTGAATGTAGAGAATATCATAGCCCGAATAGAAAAGATTTGTTGCATGGGTGTGTCTAAGACAATGAGCTGTAAACGGTTCTATGACCTGCGGAATACCGTCGGGGCAGTATTTACTGCGTGGAGCAATGCCGACAATTTTGCCTTGCTGTGAATTGAATGCTTCGAGGTTTAGGCAATTGATGTAACTCTCCCACAATCTCCGCCACGCTGAATTTGTCATAAGTTTGCCCTTGGTGGTTGTGACTACATAATCAAATGGGGAATGGGGTGCAAGGCTTTTCAGATAGTCTGACAGAACGGTCGGAATATCAACCTTGCGGACACCTGCTTCTGTTTTCGCTCCTGCTTTTATGTAAGAATTGTTTCCGTCAAGAACCAAAGTCTGATGAACATTTATTTTGTTGCGTTTCAAGTCAATATCCGCCCATTGCAAGCCGAGGCATTCACCTCTTCGCAGTCCTGCAAGCAACATAATCATTGCCGGCAATCTTCCTCTGTGAGGAGTGTTGATTATTAGCTTTTGCTCTTCGGGTGACAAAGCTCTGCGCTCTTTCTTTTTTGCCGCATTCTTAGATATTTTGACATATTTCAGTGGGTTGAAGTCGATAGCTCGGTTTTCAATAGCGTACTCAAACACTCGGCTTGCGGTTG